ATCGGCCAGGATCAGTTACCGGCCGGCGTCCAAACCACCGAGCTCGCCCCGCGCGACTTTGGCAGGCTACTGCAAACCTGGATCCAGAACGTCAACCTGGCGCTGACTGCTGTCCAGGCATTGCCGTTCCTGGCGCGCAATCAGGATTGGCCGAACCCGACCGGATTTGCCCGCGATCCAACGCTCACAACCTTCATCGGCCGCTACAATCTCAACCTGATCGGCCAGGATCAGTTGCCGCATTCGCAATTCGATTGGCCCAATCCGCGCGGCCCGATCCAGCCCGATCGCGGCTTCGGCTTCGGCTTCAATCCCAATCTGCCGCCGCCGGCGCCAGGCCCGACCGGCCCGGCGGTCTATAACAAGCTGTTTTTTGCCGGTCCCGGCTATCTCAACGTCATTCCAGGCAACAAGCCGTCATAGGTGCGTTGCCGCTGGTGCCGGCCTGGCGGCAACCTCGCCGCCATGTCGTATCCGTGGCCGCTGAATAAGCTCGACATCATCAATCGCGCCTTGGCTCGCGCCGGCGACAATATGATCGACGTCGCCGACGACGGCTCGGACGAATGGAACACCGCGTCGCCGGCCTACGACGAGGCCTTGGCCTACATGATCGAATCTCACTCCTGGGGCTTCGCCATGTTGACCATCGTGCTGACACCGAGCCCGACGGCGCCGCAAGACACCGATTTCGACACCGCCTACCCGCTGCCGTCGGATTGTGTGCATGTGGTTTGGGTCAAACTCAACAACAACGCACCGAACTTTTCCAACAGTCCGACGCTGGCGCTGTGGAAGATCGCCGGCACGCCGACCGGCCCGGTGATCGTCATCAATTCGAGGGGCGGGCCGCCGCCGCCGATCACGCCGGTCACGCCGTCGCAAGTGACGATGTATTACGTCAGCAATTCCGGCGCGCTGACCGACAGCACCAGCGGCACGCCGACCGTCGTGCTGGCGCTCAATCAGTTTGTCCGATCCGGCATCTACGAAGGACTGCACGAGGACCAGGTCGCCGCCGAAAAAACCTGGATGGCGGGCGAGCGCTATTTGCAGATGGCGCGCACGCGCTACGACCAGCAAAAACCGAAACGGCAATTTTTCAATTCGCGGATCGGCGCCGTGCGGCGGATCCGCCGGCCGTGGCCGCAAACCGGCATCAACAATTGGGGATCCGGCTCGGGCGGCGGCGGCACGCCGGGCTAAAGGGAGCCGCGCATGGCGATCCCGAAACTACTCGGTGCGCAAATCGATTTCTCGCATGGCGAGCTCGACACCTCGGTCAAGCGCAGCGAGAACATCAACAAACTCGGCGGCCGGCAAATGTCGAACTGGCGCATTCTGGCGTCGAAGGCATTTCAAAATCGCTCGGGACGTTCGGCGCTGTTTTTGGCGGCGGGCCGCACCGAGGAATTGTCGATGCCGGGCGGCGCGATTTTTTTCATCAATTTTGGCGCCGCTAGCATTTCGGTTTTTAATTCCGCCGGCGCGCAAGTCTTTACCGCAACCACGATCCACCGCATTCCCACCGACGCCGGCTTCGCTATTCCGTGGACCGCGTTGACGGTCGGCGGCATTGTCTGGGCGCAAATCGGCAAGGCGATCTATATCGCCTATCCCGACGGCGCTCCGAACAACGTGCCGCAAGTGTTGAGTTTCGACGGCGTGTCGACATGGATGCTGACGCCATATCTCGAAACCGTCGAATATTCGGGACAGAAACGCACGCCGTTTTATCGCATATCACCGCCCAACACGACGCTGTTGCCGAGCGCAACCACCGGCAACATCAACATCACGTTTTCGACGGCGATCTTAAATCCGAGCATGGTCGGCACGCGATTGGAATTTTGCGGCCGGCAATTGACAATTACCAGCGTGACCAATGCAACAACCGGCACCGCCACGGTTAACGAACCATTGCCGCCCGGCGAAACGCTGAATTACACGACGCTCAACGGGCAAATAAACATCGGCGATGTTGTGATCGGCAGCGTCACCGGCGCCACCGGCATTGTCACGACGTCGACATTCTCGCAGACTTTATTGTTTGCTAGATCATTCGGCTACGTCAATCCAGCGAGCGGCATCGGCGACACCCTGACCGGCGGCACCTCGACCACGACCGGAATTGTTACCGGCTCAAGTTACTATTTTGATGGCAGCACCTATCGCATTTGGAACACCGTTTCAGTCACCGGCGGCACCGGCTTCATCAACGGCGAAAACGTGACTGGCAGCAATGGCACATTTGCCAATAACGGCGTCACCACGTCGAGCACGACGACGATCACCGTGCAACTGATCCCGGTCGGCTCGTCCGACAACGTCATTCAGTTTAGCGGCAGCGAAAACGTCGTCGGGCCTTCTGGCAGTTTTGCCCTCACCGGCCATAGCATCGTCGCGCCGCAAGCCGTCGCCATTTGGGACGACGAGGTAATGAATGCGTTTCGCGGCTATCCGGCTTCGGTATTTGCCGATCAATCGCGACTAGGCTTTACCAATTTCCCGTCCGTTCCCGCCGGCCTGGCCTGGTCGGCGATCGGATTGCCCTATGATTTGTTGGTTGCCGCATTGCCCGACAATGCAATTTTTGAACTGGCGCCCGACAATTCGCAAGTGTTCTATGTCGTCGCCGGCATGGAGAGCTCGGAATTTGTTTTCACCGACCGCGCCGTCTATCACATCCCGATCAGTGCCGCGATCCCGCTGGCGCCCGGCAATGTCGCATTCAACAAACTGTCGGACTATGGTTGTTTTCCCAACGTGCAGCCGCGCCGCGCCGAGCAATCGATCATCTATATCAAGGCCGGCGGCACTATGATCGGTGCGGTGCAGACGCCGGGCGCTTATTATCGGCCGCACATCGTCGACAACATTTCCGAATTGCATTCGCACCTATTCACTAATCTCAATCCGATCGCGATTGCCATCCCGTCAGGACCGGCACAATTCGAAGAAACCTACATTTACATCACCGAGCGGTTCGGCAGCGTCGTCGTCGGCCGCTACGCGATGCGGCAAGGCCTGATCGAGCCGGGGCCAGAAGGCAAGCCGGCGATCGGTTGGTTACCGTGGAGCGGCGCCGGCTCGGTGGAATGGGTCGCGGCGCGCCAAAGCGATGTGATTTTCACGTCGCAATATGGCGGCGTGTCGGTGGTCGAGCGCCTCGATGAAACGCAATATCTCGACGGCGCAGTATTTGTGAACAATCTGCCGCCGGCACTGACGCCGCCTGGCGGCAAAGGTCCGCTGTGGAATTTTCCCGGTCCCAATACCACAGTGACACTAATCGATCTCGGCACCCGGTTTATGGATACCTATGCGGTCGACGCTAACGGTTTCATCATTCCGCGATTTATCGGCGGCGAAAACCTGGCCTCGCTGCAACTCGTCGCCGGCCAGCCGTGGACCGCGATCTTTGAGCCGTTCACGCCCGAGGCGCCGCCTGGTCAAAGCCAGCACCAGCGCATGCTCAAGCGGCGCGTTTCCTACCTGGCGGTGCGCGTTACCAATTCGACCGGCTTTGTGATGGCGCGACTGTTCGCCGGCCCGATCACGCCGAGCTCGCCGGCGCTCGGCACGATAATCAACCAGCGCCGGGTGCCGGCTTATAATCAGGGCGAGGATCCCACCCAGGCGGCGCCGCAACGCGAGGAAGCGCGGCGCTGGCGCCCGGTCGGCCGCGCGTTCGATCCGCGCATTGCCGTCATCAAGGACACGCCCGGCCCGCTGATGATTAACGAGATTGGCATGGAGGTGACGATCTGATGGGTCAGGCAGCAGGCATGGGGTTTTCGCTCGCCGCCACCGGCTTCACAATGGCTAGCGACTATTTGAGGTCGCGCGGCGCCGCCGCCGGCGACGTGTTCAAGGCCGAGGAGCTCGAACAGCAAGCACAATATGGCGAGCTCAAAGCCACGCAAACTAATGCGCAAATGACGCGGAAGCTATCGATCACGCTCGCCCACATCGATGCGGTGCGCGCCGCCGCGCATACCGATCCGACATCGCCGACCGGCGCCGCGGTGCGCGGCGAGGTCGAGGCGATCGGCACCGAACAGAAAAACATCACGGTCGCAAACATCATGCAGCAAGTACGCATGGACGAGGCCAACGCCGCCTATATGCGCTCGGCGGCGAGCAATGCATTGATGTCGGGTGACATTGCGATGGTCGGCGATTTGTTTTCCGGCCTGGCCGGCACGTTAGGCGCGCAAGGTGCGCCAACCGGCGCCGGCACGGGGCCAGGTCAGAGCATTAGCGGAGGCCCGACAACATTCTTTTCACCTTTTGGCGGGACATAAATGCCTGAAAGCCCCGATCTCGAAATCCGACCGTCGCCAATCGTCACCCGCGAGGCGCCGGTCTCGCATGTAT